CTACTGCTGTTGCACCAATATCAAGAGCGTTAAGTTCTCCTACAACAGCAGTTATACCATCTAAAGCGTTAAGCTCTGCTGCGGTACTTGTAACTCCATCAAGGATATTTAACTCAGCAGCAGTACTAGTTACATTAGTACCTCCAATATCAAGAGTAGTCAAAGAAACTTCTCCAGCTACTGTAATAATCCCGTCAGCTAATGTTAATAAATCTGTATCACTAGTATGTCCTATTGTTGTACCATTAATAATAACATTATCAACTGTTAAGGTTGTTAAAGTTCCTAGACTTGTAATAGCACTTTGAGCAGCCTGTGTTACTGTTAGTGCTGTACCAGACGCATCACCTGTTACGTTTCCTGTTAATGGCCCTGCAAAGGCATCTGCTGTAACTGTTCCGTCAAAGAAAGCGTCTTTAAATTCTAGAGAGGCTGTGCCTAAATCTATTTCATTATCAGTTACGGGATATAATGCTGATGAGGTTAAAGTTAGTCTTGCAGCATTATCTGCTTTAAAGTCAATTTCATTTTCTGTTCCAAAATCAATAGCGGTTTGAGAGTCTTCTCCCATTATTAAGTCAGTAGCATAGATAGAAGTAATTCCTGTCTGTGCTGCATCTACTGTGAATGTCAAATCAAAAGGATCAGCATCTGAGCCGGGAGTTGTATCTGTCCAGTTTGTAGTTATACCTGAACCAATAAACTTTACTTCTTCAGCATCTGAAATAGAGACTTCTGTACCATCATCATCTTCTAAGATAAATGATGACATTGTACCTGAAGCACCACCAACGCTACTATCTACATAAGCTTTTACAGATTGTTGTGTAGGTACAAGAGTTGCACTATCTGTAGACATATCATCTTCATCAACCCAAGCAGTAACCCCTATTGTTCCATCAGAGAGTGTTCCAAAAGTTACTGTGCCAGAGGCGGTAACACCTGTGCTTGAAAGAAGGCCAGTAGAGGGATTATAAGTTAAATCACCATCAGACTCTAAACCTAAGTTGCCTCCATCAACATCCCCACCTGCTGTAAAGATAATAGCATTAGTTTCATTTGTACTTTCATTATCTGTTATAGTTACTGTTGTTGCTACGGTAGCAGTAGTGACAGAGCCGTTAAAATTTCCAGTAAACTGTGTTGCTGTTAATACTCCAGTACTAGGATTATAAGTAAGTCCAGTATCTGTTTCTGCTCCCTGACTTCCTGTAGTTCCATCTACAAATACTGGATATACAGTTTCATCTGTTGAATTATTTGCACTTGCTGTAAAATTATCTGCTGTACCTGTAGTATTTTGATTAAGGGTTCCTATAACGAAATCTAAAGTATTATCACTATCTTCATAAGTTACTGTAATATTGGTTTCTGTATTGGAGCCAACCATAGCTCCTACTGTATCAGCTATATATTCATTTAAGGCTGTTCCATCTACAGTATAAGCATCTGCTTCTAATGTACCATCAATATCCGCATTGCCTGATATGTCTAATGTGGCTGCATCTAATTCTCCTGATATAGTAATATCAGTGCCACCTGTCATAGCACCGTCCATTGCGACAGCACCATTAATATCTATAGTAGTAGCATTGATCTCAATCTCAGTATCAGATACTAAATCTAATACTCCATCTGCTGATTGAAAAATATAAGTACCTGAATCACCAAACTGAAGTTGGTCAGTACTTGAAATAAGAAGACCTGTATCAGCTACATGAGTTAGAGAAACATCTTGGTCATCTCCAAAATTAATAACAGCACCATCTGCTAGAAACAGATCACTAAATTCTAATGCGCTTGTTCCTAGTGCTGCTCCGTCTGAAGCATCAGGTACAAAAGCTGTAGTAGCAGTTACTGTTGTCCCTTGTACTGTACTAGAACCAGTTAAAGCCCCGGTAACTCCTAGTGTACCACCAACAGTTGCGTTTACATCGACTGTTAAAGCATCTGTAGTAACTGTTCCATCAAAATAGGCATCTTTAAATTCAACTGAGCTAGTACCCAAGTCTATATCATTATCTGTTACAGGTACTATTACTCCATCCTGAAATCTTACTTGTTCTACTGCCGCACTTGAAACTTCAACAAAAACTCCCCAACGATTATTTGAATCGTCAGCTACGATTTTATTTAAAAAATCCTGATCACCGATAGTATGAATATTACCGCCTTCGCCGGATGTTCCGTCATGCCTGTGTCCAGTAGTTGAACTAGAAGCATATGAAAAAGCAGTCAGAAGCTGATTAAATTCATCATTAAATAATGCAGCAGTAATTGTGTCTCCATCTGACATGCTGCTTTGTCTAGTATAACTTGTAGCCATTATTATCTCCTACCAGAAGGTCTATAATCTATATAAAACCCATTAATTGAATAAGGTGCTCTAGTATCTTGACTAAATATCTTTAAGGCTAGGCTGTGTCCACTTCCCTGTACTGCTTGTCTAACCATTGGGTCTGCTGAAGCTCCAAAATAAGCATCTCCAAACTCGGCTACTCCAAAAACAGCAGGAGTAGGAATACTACTTAATTGATAATTAGCGGGTTGTAATTTATTAAGATCATCATAATCATAAGATATTTTTAAAGAGGGCTGTACTGTACCTTCAGGGGTCATAGATATTTTTACATAGTGCATTGATTTTAATGTACCTGCATCTCCAAAATCAAAATTAGGTGTTTTATATCTAGCATTTATATTCGTTTGTATTCCTGCTGGGTTAAAATCGTTGCCAGTATTATGATTGTATACATATCCTTCTGTATCTCCATGATAAATTTTTTCTATATTAGAATAGTTAAATCCTGACGTTAAGCCGTGTGCTTTAATACCTGTAGTTTGTGACCACTCAAATCCTTCTGGTGTCATTGTTCCTATAATTCCCAATGAAGTAGCTGTAGCTCCTGAAGTAGAACTATAAAATAATCTATATTGTGATTTGCTTCTTAATACTGCACTAGTTATTACATATGAATCTATTGAAGCAGCCAAGGTAGAAACAACAGATTGTATATTTCTAGATACAGAACTTAATTCTACGTCACCAATACGTGCTGTACCTGCAACAAGACGAAATCCATCAGGACTTAAAAATATAAGATCGCCACCTATTTCCTGAATACTATGTCCATCTAAACAACCTACATTCTTGGTAATAGGTGTTATGGCTACACTATCAGCATCATTTATATTAGATAATTTATAGATACTATTCTTACAGAAGATAATTAAATCTCCTCGAAAGCTTTTTAATCCTACTACTTGATCATCCATGACAATACTTCCAGAACCTGAAGAAGTAAAATCATTTATATCACTTGTGCCACTATAATAAATTGTGTTAAGTGCTGTAGCTGCTCCTGCTACTACTAAATGCTTATCGTGCATTACACAATATTTAGGATAAACAACACCACTTACTGTAATCTCTTCATAGAAAAAGGTTCTACCAGATAATGCACCAGTACCTGTCATTTTGAAAAGAGCAGGTTTAGCAGAAGAACCTTTATCAGTAATTACTAACTCACCATAAATACTACTTCCTTCATATACAGCAAAAGAAGCCTGTTGCTGATTTGTTCTTGCTGCTGTGCTTCTTCCGGTAAATGTAGAATAATCATCTCCACTACTATCTACGCTTGAACGATTTATTTGTAGCCAAGTTACTCCATCTAAAGTAAAATAAATATTTGTACCCGAACAGGCAATTAGCCCATCCGCATAAACAAATAGCCCTAATATACCATTAGAGCTATTGGGTCTTGCAGCACTACCTCCACCAAATAAAGTATAACCATTTATTCTTCGATAGCCCCCATCTGGATCAACTTCAAAGTTCATTAACTCTGTAGCGAATCCCGGTTGCTTGAGCATTTCAAATTGGTTTAGATTAGTGTTCAGACCCCCTTTGCATGATAAACCGTATGCTTGCATATTTAGTCAAACCTAACTCTATCATCCGACATATAGAGAGGAACTGTTCCTAGTAAATTTTCTCTCATACTCTTTAATCCTTTTTTAAAATCTTCCATAGCAAAAGCCGCCATTTGGGCATTGTCCTTAAATTGATGAGTATAATATCTAGCCTTCGCTAAAACAACTGTCTTATACATATCTGGAAAAACTACTGTATCATCGTGATCTGAAAGCTGAGTAGGTAAATCAAAAGCAAAAAACCAGACACGATATACTTGATCAGGAATAGGACTTAATCCAAACTTCCTTGCATCAGGACTTCTGATAACAAAGTTAGGCTCACCGCCTACGGCTGCATCAGCATCATCAGCATTCTCCATAGGTCTTCTAAAATCTTTCCACTTCTCAGTAGTAAGAAACCTTAAGTTCTTTGAAACATAAGGAGCAGATTCGCCTGAAACTCCTATTGTAGTTAGATAAAAATTATCCCAATCTATAGAACCATAGTCAGCAGTTATATCAGAACT